CGTCTGGATCCTCCTCATGGCCTTCATCGGATTCGCAGTCGCCGGGTGCCTCGGATCCTGACCGGAATCTTTTCCCCCATGCGCGGCCCGTCCGGAACTCTCCGGGCGGGTCGTTTCTTCTATCCTCCTCGAGCCGATCCGCCTCTGTCGGCCCGACCCCGTTCGACTCCTCGAGCGGGGTCGCTTTCATTCTGGGCGGGCAGTAAAAGGCGCGGACGGGATCGGAATCTCCTCCGCGCCGATATCGGAGGCATGGCAGAACCTCAGAAGCGAAACCTCTCGACGGCGATCGGCATCGGCCAGATCGCGACGATGGTTGTCGGATTCGGTGCGATGATCTTCTCCATCGGCGCGAAGTCCGCGCAGATCGACATCGCGAGGACGGACATCGACAAGCTCGCGTTGACGGTTCAGGATCTCGCGCGGGCGCAGGCATCGGCGGCGGTCACCGATGCGACCCACGCGAGGACGCTCGAGGACATCCAGAGACGGCTTCAGACGATCGAATCTCGGATTCGATGAAAGGCAACCCATGAACATGATCTCGAAGGCATCTTGGCGGACGACGACGACGGGCATCCTCGCGATCATCGTCGCGCTCTCCGGCGCTCTGAAGGCTGAACTCGACGGAGACCCCGTGACCGTCGCGGACTGGGGCGCGGTCGCCGCCGCGGTCATGGCCGGAGTCGGCCTGATCCTCGCCCGGGACGCGAAGGTCTCGAGTCAGCAGGAAGGCATCCGCTGATGGTGACGGATGTCGACGCGGCGCTCGAGTTCCGGCGCAGGCTCCTCGAGGCAAGCGATTGCGTCGAGCGACTCCGGATCATCCACGACGCTCCGATCTTCTCCTTCTGGTTCGAGGTGAAGGCCGAGCTCGCGAAGGCCGCGGACGAGATCGAGGCGCTCCGCTCGCGCGTCCGTGCGCTCGAGGGCGAGGATGCTTAGGATGCTCGCGCTCGCGCTCGTCGGAGTCCTCGACTGGCTCGCCAAGCGCCTCGAGAAAGGAAGTCAGGCTACCGATGCGGAAAGCGATCAAAGTCTCCTTCGTCGCGCTGGCCGTCGCATCCGCGAGCGCCTGCGGTCCGAGGACGATCCTCGTCCCTGAGTCCGCGCCCGTGCGGATCGGCCCCGGCATCAAGGGCCGCGTCTATGTCCGCGAGGGAGGCGCGTGGGTGCTTTCCGCGAACGAAGTCGAGATCCCGGAGGGGACGTACGTCGTCCCGCCCTCGTATGTCGACGAGTAAGGCACGGAGCAACATCGGAGGCAGGCCGAGCGCCGAAGGCGAGCTCGGCGTGAAGTGGCTGACGACGGGTCAGGTCGCGAAGCGCCTCGGGGTGTCTTCGACGACGGTGGGCAAGTGGATCGACTCCGGCAGGCTCACCGGGATCCGTCTCCCCGGCTCGAAGGATCGGAGAGTCCATCCGATCGCGCTCGCGGACTTTGAGCGCCGATACGGGATCGACCGAGCGAGAGGAGTCCAGAATGCTCCGAGTTCTCCCATCTGATCCCGACCTCCTCGACTACCGCTACTCGGTGTTCCAGTCATCCGAGATGGCGGTCGTCTCGCCGTTCGCGACATCGACGAGCGGGACGACGGGCGCTCAGGTCGTCTTCACCTCGGTGCTCGCGACGCTCGGTGCATTCGAGAACCGATACGGGATCGCGACTCTCGAGACTGGAACCAACTCGACGGGCCGAGCGGTCATCCAGACTCCGCTGCTCGATCAGATCGTCCCCGGATTCGGTCGGCTCTCCTTCTGCGCGATCATCCGGACTCCTTCAAACCTCTCCGACGCGACGAACCGATACGGGATCAAGATCGGTCTCGGCGCTTTGACGAGTTCGATCAATGACACGATCGGAGTCCACCTCCGATACCGCGACAATCTCAACTCCGGGAAGTGGCAAGCCTACACGGTCGACTATCTCGGAACGGTCACGTCGACGGATACCGGGATCACGGTCGCCGTGTCGACGTGGTATCGGCTCGAGGCTTTCGTAAACAAGGACGCGACCTCAACGGACTACTACATCAACGGGAGCAAGGTCGCGACCGTCGCAGCGACGATCCAGAGCGGCACGTCTATGCAGATGGGACTAATCGCCATGATCGCGAAGAGCGCTGGAACGACATCCCGCTCGATGCTCTGCGACTACCTCGACTTCCGGCAGGAGGTGACCCGATGAACTTCGCCAGACTCGATGCCCGGAACATCGTCACGGAGCTCGTCGTCGCCGACTCGCGCCCAGATGGATGCGTCCGCGACGACGGGACGGCGCGGATCGGCGCGATCTACGATCTCGGCACGTTCCGGGCTCAGCGGTTCACCGCGTACGAGTTCCTCGGGCGCTTCACGGATGCCGAACTCGAACTCGTCCGATCATGGTCGATCCACGATTCGACCGTCTGGAGGCTCCTCTCATTCGCGCAGGCAGCGCAGGAGATCGACACGGGCGACCCGGTCACGATCTCAGGCATGGACTATCTCGTCTCGGTCGCTATCCTGACGCAGGCCAGACGAGACGAGATCCTCGCGGCATAAGGAGACATCATGGAGATCGAAGACCTCAAGAGCCATTCGCAGGCACGGCAGGACACCTTTGTGATTGTCGCATCGGGAGGAAAGCGCGACGGCACGTTCGTCGACCTCGGGGCCGGGCATCCGGAGAACGGCTCGAACACGAAGGCGCTCGAGGAGCTCGGATGGCGCGGCATCCTCTGCGACATCGAGACATGGGAGGAACTCTCCGTCGCGCGATCGCAGTCGAACGTCATCCTCGCGGATGCGCTCGATCCCGACACCGATTCCGAGATCCTCAAGCTCGCAGGCGACGGAGGGACGATCGACTTCCTCTCCCTCGACCTCGAGCCTCCGGCGCTGACGCTCCAGAGGCTCGCGACGTTGCCGCTCAACCGCGTCCGATTCGCGATCGCCTGCGTCGAGCATGACCTCTACCGGGATCCGACCGGGTCGATCCGCGCCGCGATGCGCGGCATCATGTCCTCGCACGGGTATCGGATGGTCGCCGCCGACGTGATGATGGTCGGTCACTCGAACGGCAGGATGAACCTCGTCCCGGTTGAGGACTGGTGGATCCATCCGAGCCTCGTCGACGAGCGGAAGGCGATCCTCATCGCGAAGACGGTCGGGATGACATCGCTGCTCGAGATGCTCGATCACATCGGGACGAACGTCGCGACGGCAGGAGGCGCGAAGTGAAGGCCGAGATCGTGAAGATCGAGACGCTCGTCTTCGATCCGGCGAACGCCCGGAAGCACGGAGAGAAGAACCTCGCCGCGATCAAGTCGAGCCTCCAGAGGTTTGGGCAGCAGAAGCCGATCGTCGTCGACGCGAACGGAGTCGTCCGCGCAGGAAACGGAACGCTTGCCGCTGCAAAGGCTCTCGGATGGAAAGAGATCGCGATCGTTCGCTCTCCTCTCTCGGGAAGCGAAGCGACGGCCTACGCGATCGCGGACAATCGAACGAGTGAACTCGCGGAGTGGGACGACGACGTTCTCTCGCAGACTCTCGCGGCTCTCCAGATCGAGGATGAGGATCTCGCGCTCGCGACCGGATTCGATGCGAAGGAGATCGACGCTCTACTCGCTCCCGATGAAGTGACGGAGGACGAAGTTCCAGACGCTCCAGTCGATCCGATCACAAATACGGGAGACCTTTGGATCCTCGGAGATCATCGCTTGCTCTGCGGAGACTCGACGAAGTCGGAGGATGTCGAGCGATTGATGAACGGAGAGAATGCGGATCTTCTTCTGACAGATCCACCATATGGGATCGGATATCAAAAAAATGGAGCGAGCGGGACGCATGGATGGACGAACTACGGAAAGATCGAATGGGACAAAGAACGACCATCGAGAGAAACAATTTGCTCATCTATGAAAAAGGCAAGATCAGCAATCATCTGGGGAGGAAACTACTTCGCTGACTATCTTCCTCCGAGTATGGGATTTTTCATCTGGGACAAAGGACAAAGAGACTTCTCGCTTGCCGATTGTGAAATGGCTTGGAGATCAGAACAAAAAGCCGCTCGGATTTTTTCCTTCTCTCGAGCGAAGGCTCTTCAAGATGGGAAAGAACATCCAACCCAGAAGCCTGTCGCGCTTTTTGTTTGGTGCATCGAGCAGATAGAAGGAGCGAAAACGATTTTCGATCCGTTCCTCGGATCAGGGACAACGCTCATCGCCGCAGAACAAGTCGGTCGCAAGTGCTACGGCATGGAGATCTCTCCGGCCTACTGCGACGTGATCGTCAAGCGATGGGAGAACCTCACAGGAAAGAAGGCCGTCCTTGCCACCCGGTAGACCTCGCGCCGAGATCGACCTGCGTCTCGTGCAATCGCTCGCGCGAATCGGATGCACTCACGCGGAGATCGGCACGATCGCCGGAGTATCCGAGCAGACGATCCGCCGCCGATGCCGGAAGGAAGTCGACGCGGGATACGATGAGATGCGGATGAGCCTCCGTCGATGGCAGTACGAGAAGGCGAAGGAGGGCAACGTCGCCATGCTCATCTGGCTCGGGAAGCAGCATCTCGGGCAGCGCGACAAGATCGATGAGACGAGGCGCGAGGAGGTCGTGACGATCGAGCCGTTCGATGCACCGAAGCCTCGGCTCGCGGACACCGCGTGAGGATCCGATTCCCGAGACCGGAGTCGATCCTCCACCGATCGCAGCTCGACGTGTACCGTCGCCTCCGGCGCTTCTCCGTCCTCGAGATCGGGCGGCGATGGGGAAAGACGAAGTTTCAGGAGTTCGTCGTCATGGACGCGGCGATCCGCGGAGGCCGATGCGCGTGGTTCGCGCCATCGTACAAGTACCTCGCGGAACCGACGCGCGACATCGAGAGGGCGCTCGCGCCGATCATCTCTAGGCACGATCGCGTCGAGAAGCGCATGGAGTTCGCGACCGGAGGCTCGCTCGACTTCTGGACGCTCGAGGACGAGGATGCCGGGCGCGGTCGCTTCTACGATCTCGCCGCGATCGACGAGGCCGGATTCGTCTCGAATCTCCTCTCCATCTGGCAGGCCGCGATCCGCCCGACGCTTGCCGATCGGAAGGGCCGGGCCATCTTTGCCGGGACACCCAAGGGAACGGGCGACTTCCATCGGCTCTTCCTCGAGGCCGAGGGAGACGCTACGGGCGCGTGGGCGGCGTTCCGGATCGGGTCGGGCGCAAATCCCTTCCTCGATCCTGAAGAGGTCGCGGCGATGCGGAGAAGCCTCCCGAAGGAGGTCGCGGATCAGGAGATCGAGGGCATTCCCGCGGAGGACGGAGGGAACCCGTTCGGCCTGAACGCGATCCGCGCCTGCATCGCGCCGATCTCGAGCGCCGAGCCGGAATGTTGGGGAGTCGATCTCGCGAAATCGCAGGACTGGACGGTCGCGGTCGGCCTCGACTCCGAGGGCCGAGTCTGTCGCCTTGATCGGTGGCAGGCTCCTTGGAACGTCACTCGCGAGAAGCTCGCGCGGATGATCGGATCGGCCCCGGCGCAGATCGACTCGACGGGAGTCGGGGATCCGATTGTCGAGGATCTTCGCAAGGTGTGCCGTCGCGTCGAGGGCTTCAAGTTCACGAGCCAGACGAAGCAGCAGCTCATGGAAGGCCTCCAGATCGCGATCTCGACCGCGGAGATCCGCTTCCCCGATGGTTGGCTCCGGAGTGAACTCGAGGCCTTTGGCTTCCGATACTCCGGAAGGACTGTCTCATACGAGGCGACGGTCGGTCACGACGACGGAGTCTGCGCCCTCGCGCTCGCCGTCCTCGCGCGTCGATCGCGTCGGCCCCTCATACTGAAAGTCATCTGATGAACCTACTCGCACGGATCAAGGCCGCGTTCTCGTCGGAGAAGTACCAGTCGTCGTCGATGGCGATCCTCCGCGGTCAGGACACGAAGCGAGCATCGTTCGACAACCGCTCCGCGGTCGCGGCCTATCGCTCGTGGATCTTCGCCGCGGCGAATCTGAACGCGATCTCGGTCGCGTCTCAACCCCTGCGCCTCTACGTCAAGAACCGGAGCGCCGGTACGAAGGTCTGGCGGACTCGCAAGGCATCGCCTCGGGCCAAGGCGTACCTCTGCGGATCGCTCGAGCAGATGCCGAGCCGATACGCGATGACGAAGGCCGCGGAGTACGGCGAGGACTTCGAGGTCGTCGAGGACTCGCATCCGATCCTGACGCTCCTCTCGAAGGTCAACCCGTACCAGAACGGATTCGACGCGACGGTTCTCCGCGTTCTCTTCGGTGAGCTCACGGGGAACGCCTTCGTGCATCCGGTCATCGACCCGGGCCTGAAGATCCCGGTCGAGCTCTGGACGATGCCGAGCCAGTTCGTCGAGATCATGCCGGGACAGAAGGGCGAGGACTTCGTCAAGGGCTACCGCTACGGCGCGACGGAGGAGCAGAAGCGCGAGAACTTCTACGCGCAGGACGAGGTGATCCACTTCCGCAGGCCGAATCCGTCCGACCTCTACTACGGCATGGGCAAGGTCGAGGCCGCGTGGGGAGCGACGATCGCGAACGAGGCGCTCCATGAGATGGACACCGCCTTCTTCGCGAACAAGGCAAGGCCGGACTATCTCCTCGTCGTGAAGTCGAACGCGCACCCGGACGAACTCGAGCGGCTCGAGGTCTCGATTGACGAGAAGCTCCGCGGCTCAAAGCGCACGGGACGCTTCCTGACGACGACGGCGGACATCGACCTCAAGCCTCTCTCCTTTCCTCCGAAGGATCTCACCGGGCGCGAGCAGATCGTCGAGGAGATCGCCGCGGTCTTCGGCGTTCCCGTCTCGATGCTCAAGGCGAATGACCCGAACCTCGCGAGCGCGACGGTCGGATTCGCATCGTGGAAGCAGACGACGATCCTGCCTCTCCTCCGCATGGACGAGGAGACGCTCAATCAGAATCTCCTGCCGCTCTTCGGCATCGAGGACGATGCGTTCCTCGCCTATGACAACCCGGTGAGCGAGGATGAGCGGTTCTCGTTCGAGAAACTCCGCGCGATGGTCGCCGGAGGCATTATCACGGCGAACGAGGCTAGGATGCGCGAGGGTCTTGAGCCGATCGAGGATCCGATGGCCGACGCGCTCCTCGTGAACGGTCAGCCTCTCGGAGGCCCGGCTCCCGCCGCGCCGCCCGGACTGGCGAGCGCCTCCCCGGATGGCCTCGTCGGGCCGCTCGATCATGCGCCGGATCTCGACGATCCGCCAACAATCCCGCCTCCGGAGCGCAAGGACGCGCTCTCGGAGTGCGTCTCCGAGAAGATCCCCACGCTCGTCGCAGAGGGCTATCCGCAGGATCAGGCGATCGCGATCGCGTACTCGATGTGCCGCGAGGGAAAGTCCCTCGAGGTCGTCGCGAAGGCGCTAGGTGACATCGACACCAAGCCTCCGCAGGGAGTCGCGGACAACGCCCGACGAGCTCTCGAGGTACGGGCGCGGAAGCCAGAGAGCGAGCGGGGCATGACCGCGGTCGGGATCGCCCGGGCGCGTGATCTCGCGAATCGCGTCTCGCTCTCCGAGGACACGATCCGGAGGATGCTCGCCTACTTCGAGCGTCACGAGGTCGACAAGCAGGGCAGCACTTGGGACGAGCAGGGCAAGGGTTGGCAGGCGTGGAACGGATGGGGAGGCGACGACGGATGGGCGTGGGCGCGACGGAAGGTCGACGAGTTCGATCGCGAGCGCGAGCGGAAGGCCGCTCGGAAGTCGTGCGCCTGCTGCTCGAAGAACGGAGGTGGCGATCCTCCGGCCAAGCCCTCGGAGCGCATCAGCGGAAGCGATCGGAACCCGGAAGGATCCGCGAGCGGATCGCGCGGAGGGATCGAGATCAGCGAGGCGACGGAGGAGGCGCTCCGGAACAAGGTCGACGAACACAACGAGAAGCACGGCGACGAGAAGGGCAAGCGCGTCGATCTCGGGATGCTGAAGGCCGTCTACCGTCGCGGCGCAGGCGCGTTCTCGACAAGCCATCGTCCCGGTGTCGGGCGCGAGCAATGGGCGATCGCGCGAGTGAATGCGTTCCTGACGCTCGTTCGTCGCGGAGAGCCGGAGGATGCCGACTACACGACCGACTACGATCTGCTCCCGGACGGGCATCCGAAGAAGAGCGATGCGAAGAAGGCGCTCCTCTCCGCTCTCTGGACGAAGGCGATCGAGGCCGACGACATCGAGCCTCCGCACGTTCTCACGAAGGATCTCGGCAAGGATGCGCTCCGCGAGTTCGACAAGATCACCGCTCGCGAGGAGGAGATCGGCAAGGGAGTCGGCAGGATCCTCGATCGTCAGGTGAAGGCCGTCCTCGAGAAGATCGAGAAGGCCGAAGTCCCGACCGCCGAGCTCGCGACCGAGGTCGAGACGCTGCTCCAGTCGAAGCGATGGCGCAAGGACATCGTCGAGGCATTGCGACCCTACCTTGAGGACGCGCTCGTCGCGGGGATCGAACTCGGGCGCAAGACGCTCGAGAAGATGGCCGCGCTCCCTGCGACCTTCGACAAGCGAGGCGACGATCTCCGTGCCTACGCTCGGACGGAATCCATCCGGCTCGCGGATCGCGCCGCGGACGGGGTGAACCGATACACCGCGGTCAAGTTCTCGAAGGTCATCGGTGACGGGGTCGCGGAGGGCGAGACGATCCCGCAGATCGCGAAGCGCGTGCAGTCGTGGGCGATCGCGGACGGAGACCTCGAGCGAGCGACCAAGCGCCGTGCGCTGACGATCGCGAGGACGGAATCTCAACGGGCAGGCCGTCGCGCCGAGGTCGAGGCTTGGAAGGCCTCTGGGGTCGTGACCGGGAAGACGTGGCTCCTCGCGCCGGATCCGTGCGAGTTCTGCGAGGCCGCGAGCGCGTCGTTCTCCGAGAACGCGGTCGGCCTCGAGGACTCGTTCTACGGGCAGGGATCGGAGATCATCGGCAAGGACGGCGGCATCATGGTCGCGGACTACGAGGCGATCGACGGGCCTCCTCTGCATCCGAACTGCCGTTGCTCCCTGCAACCCCGGCTCGACGACGAATCGGAGGCGATCCTGCGCGAGGCCGAGGCCGAGCTCGCCGCGGATCTCGACGCGATCGAGGCACGGTCGATCAGCGAGAACGCCGGGACATTCGCAAGGGCAGAGGCTCGAGTCGAGCGGATCATGGAGGACTGATGAAGGTCGAAGTACATCGCAAGGCGCTTACCGCCGAGATGACCGGAACGGCGAAGGGATTCACGGCGATCATCACCGCGGAGACGCTCGATCGCGACGGCGAGGTTCTGATCCCGGCAGGGATGAACTCGAAGGAGTTCGAGCAGAACCCCACGCTCTTCTGGAATCACGACTACGCGACTCCGGTCGGAACGACGATTGACCTTAAGCGCCGAGAGCGCGACATCGTCGGGGAGTTTGTCTTCGCGAAGCGGCCAGAGGGCTACTCCGGCGAGTTCTTCCCCGAGGTCGCGGCATCGCTCGTCGGGCAGGGGATCGTCCGGGCCGTCTCGGTCGGATACGTCCCGGAGGCCGGGGGAGTCCGTCGCGCGACCGACATCGACAAGAAGAAGTACGGCGACGAGGTCACGACGGTCTTCTCGCGATGGAAGCTCCTCGAGGTCTCTCTTGCTCCTCTACAGGCGAATCCGGACGCGCTCATCACCGCGGTGAAGAAGGGCATCTGCTCTCCAGCGGCGGCGCGGAAGTGGTTCGGCATCGAGGCTCCGAAGCGCACCGTCGTCTCGATCACGATCCCCGCGCCTTCATCCACGAAGGCCGCTCGGTCGATCAAGGTATCCGAGGCCATCGAACGCGAGATCGCTCGCGCTCGGGGCCGCATCTGGCTCTGAAGTTCGGTCACGCTACGGCACGTCGCCTGCAACGTCGGCCTCGCTCGGAGGAGTTCGGATGTCCCATTGAAGCAAAGGACAGCACGATGAAGACGATGAACACCGAGCAGTTCAAGAACGCTCTCGAGAAGGCAGGCCGGATCAAGGGCGCGGACGGAGTCGCCGTTCAGAAGAAGCTCATCCTCGAGAACTACATGATCACCGACATGGAAGGCATGGCCGTCGACCCGGACAGCCTCGACGTGAAGATCAGCGCGGGCGCTGAGGAGGACATGATGAAGGAAGAGGACAAGGAGACGATGGCGAAGACGATCCGCCGCGAGATCGCCGCGCGTCTCGACACCATGCCGCGCGGGATGTCCGTCGCCGCGAACATCGACGAGCGTCCGTGGGAGAAGGATCGCGTCTACTCCGCAGGCCGGAAGGCGTTCTCCTCGAAGGAAATGACGTGGAAGTTCGGCACTTGGTGCCTTGCGACCCTCGGCCACAAGAAGTCGCTTGACTACTGCAACAACTTCGGTATCAAGGTCAAGGCCCACACCGAAGGCGTGAACTCGCAGGGTGGCTTCCTCGTCCCTGACGAGATGGCCGCGGAGCTCGTGACGCTTCGCGAGCAGTACGGTGTCTTCCGCCGCAATGCGAAGATCTACCGGATGGCGAGCGACACGCTCCGAATCCCGCGCAAGAACACGGGCCTCACCGCGTACTGGGTCGGAGAGGCGATTGCCGCGACCGAGTCGACGATGGGCCTCGATCAGGTCTCGCTCGTCGCGAAGAAGCTCACCGCGCTCACGACCGTCTCGAACGAACTCCTCGAGGACTCCGTGATCGACCTCGCGACCGATGTCGCGAACGAAATCGCGTACCAGTTCGCCTTTAAGGAGGACGACGCGGGCTTCAACGGCGACGGAACGTCGACCTATGGCGGCGTGGTCGGCCTCTCGGCGGCTCTGACCGATTCGACCTATCAGGTCTCGACGAGCGCAGGCAACACGAAGGCGGCGGTCACTCTGGCTGAGGTCTCCGCGGCGTTCGCAAAGTTGCCGGCGTGGGCAGCGCAGCGGAACAACATCAAGATCTTCACGAACAAGCAGACGTTCCACGCGGTCTTCGAGCGCCTCGCGCTCTCGGCTGGCGGCGCGACTGCCGCGGAGGTCGCGAACGGCCTGACCGCTCCGAAGTTCTTCGGATACCCGGTCGAGTTCTCGCAGGCGATCGCCTTCCCGGCTGACGCGGACGGCAACGTCGCCGCGTACATCGGAGACCTCGCGCAGGCCTGCTACCTCGGAGATCGTCGTGCGACCTCGATCGCCTTCAGCGATTCGGCCCTCAACGCCTTCGAGCAGGACGAGCGCGTCGTGCGCGGCACTCAGCGCATCGACATCGTCTGCGCGAACGTCGGATCGTCGTCGGCCTACGGCGCGATGGTCAAGTTCACCCTCTGATCGGAAGGAACGAAACCCATGCGACACATTTCCAAGATCTTTTCCGGCGGTGGGAATGGCACGACCGTCACGCAGATCACGTCGACCTTCGACACTCGAGGCTTCGCGTACGCGACGATTTCCGTGTTCGGCATCGCCAGCACCGTCGCGCCAAGCACGGCATCCTCGAATCACGTCCTTGCGGAAAGCGATACCGACGTGGCGACGAACTACGTCACCATCTCCGGCGCTACTCCGAGTCCGATCGCGGCGACGACGGCCATCGCGACCAACATCGCGAAGATGGTCTACAACGTCGATCTCCGGGGCCGCAAGCGGTATCTCAAGGTGACGTACACGCCGAACTCCGGCGATGCGCTCCTCGTTACCTGCGATCTCAGCAACGCGGCGGACGCAGTCGTCACGACGAGCGAGCAGGGATCCGCGGCATCCGCGACGATCTGATCTTCTGAACCGGGGCCGGGAGGAGTGATCCTCCCGGCCCTCATTCCGAAAGGGAACAATGAATACTCTTCAGAATGTCAAGATCGTGACGGCAGTCCAGAACAGCGCATCGACGACCGTGACTGGATCCGTTGATACGCGAGGTTTCTCATACGCGATGATCGTGTTCGCGTCGACCGTCGACGGGACGATCTCGACTGTCGCCTCGAACACCAAGGTCGAGCAGAGTGACGACAACTCGACATGGGAGGCGATGCCGGGCCTTGTGACCGGGACGGATTTCACCCCGTCGACTGGCTCGATCGCGGCATCTCAGCCGAAGCTTGTCCTCGGTTTCTCACTCAAGGGTCGAAAGAGATACCTCAAGTTCACCGGGGGAGCAGTTTCTGCTCGGCACACCGTAGCATTCATGCTCACGGATCCGAACGACGGAGTCGCATCCGCGACCGAATCCGGTGTCACCAACTTCTTCATGCGGTGAGCCGATCCTTCTTCTTTCTCCCGGGGCGGTCGCGGCGAGTCCGCGACCGCTCTATCATTCCGGGGCCGGAAGGCAAGGAGACAACATGGACGAACTGAAGGAAGGCGCGGACATCGGGGATAGCCTCACTCGCATCACGACGGAGCAGGCCGTGCCTTGGCTCCGCTCGATCGCGGCGCAGATCAAGGACGGCGGAATCCTCTCGCTCCGAGTCCCGGATCTGGACGGCATCATCGAGGCCTATGCGAACGGCGAGCCGGAGACGGAG